AGCAATCCAAACTTACAGCAAATTCCAGCGAGGCCTCCGGAACTCGGACCGATGATTAGATCTATTGTTATTCCAGAAGAAAATACTAAATGGGGATCATTTGACTATTCGCAACAAGAACCTAGAATTTTAGTACACTACGCAAAGTTACAAAATTTAGAAGGTGTTGATGAAATTGTAAATGCATATAATGCAGGTAATGCAGATTTCCACCAAGTAGTAGCAGACATGGCAGGGATTGAACGTAAGCAAGCAAAAACTATTAATCTTGGATTGATGTATGGAATGGGTAAAAATAAATTAATGGCAGAGTTAGGATTGATGAAAGAATCTGCAGAAAAATTAATTAGACAATATCATACTAAAGCACCATTTGTTAAAAAATTAATGGATAATGTAACACGTAAAGCAGAAGATAGAGGTAAGATTAGAACTTTAGGCGGACGTGCATGTCATTTTGATTTATGGCAACCTACACAGTTTGGTATTTTTAAACCATTACCACTAGAGATGGCTAGAAAAGAATATGATGAGCCATTAAAACGTGCGTTTACTTACAAAGCATTAAACAAATTAATACAAGGTAGCGCAGCCGATATGACAAAAAAGTCTATGGTTGCATTATATGAAAATGGTATAATACCTCACATTCAGATTCACGACGAAGTAGATATTTCTGTTGAATCTAATGAAAAAGCAGAAAAAATTATAGAGATAATGGAATCTGCTGTTCAATTAAAAGTTCCTAACAAAGTAGATTACGAGTCAGGAGCAAACTGGGGTGAAATTAAGTAATGGCATATCTAAATGCAAACATACCTATAATAGAATGTTACGTACGAGGTAACTATTTAAGAGATCAAAAAGATTCACATGATAAATATTTTGAAGTAGGAGTATTTGGTTTTAGCTCTATACCAAACAGAGTACCGTTGTTTCATTTTTTAATGGAAGATGGTGGTTTATGGTGGAGAGCACCTATCACAGCTTTTTGTACTAAACCTGGAGTAAAAGAATTACCTCTTGATGAAGTTGTTATGTGGGATAGTTTTAGTTACAATGTAAGTGTTACAACTTTTTATGAAATTGCAGGATGTACAATGGAATATACATCTAGACGTAAAGTAAAACGTAAAGGTAAATACTTATTTACAATTGATTGGTGTGCGGGAGACTTTAATGAATTAAATTTTGGTTATTCGGAGAAACCAGATCAACATAAATGTGGCCATGTTATTGAATTAGAAGATGGAAACTATGCAATACAGCCTAATAATAGACTTAAAATATATGATCCTTCTATGGGAGTTGACCCAAACAAAACCTTGATTAATAGACTAGTTACTAGTAAAATATACTCTGTAGAAAATTCAGCTAAATGGATTACAGACGAACATGAAAAAGGAAGTTACGACTACAAGCTGAAAAATTTAAAAGAAAATAAAAAAAGTAAGAGGAAATAAAACTATGAGGAAATCAGCTAATACAAAAAGCGCCTTGAAACAACGTATTAAAAAAAGTGTTGATTTTCATGAACAACGCAAAAAAAAAGCTATAAAGGCATCAGATAAATATAAATCAATGTCAAAAAGTAAACATGCGCCTACGAGAACAGAAGGTAAAGAACAAATGTTAAGACATTTAAACGTACAAAAAAGAAAAAGTAAGAGGAAATAAAACTATGAGAATGTTTGATTATTACAAAAACAAATTTATGATTTGGCAATTACACAACAGAAAAGAAATAGTTATTGCTGTTGTTGCATTTGCGATTGGAGCAATCCTTATATAATATAGGAATTTATGCCGTATGAACATTGCAGAACTATTCAAAAAGAATTTTGTATTAGTACCCGTCATAGCATCTGTGTTGTTCGGGACGTTCACTGGCGTTAAGTACGTAGTTAATCTAACAGACACTATCAACGCAAATCAATCAGAAATTATAGATCTTAAAAGAGATTTAAAAGTTGCTCAAGATAAAATTACAGATCAAAACACAAGACTAACTTCTGCGGAATCTACTTGGCAGATGGCAGAGAATTTATACAGACAACTAGCAGACCAAGTTAGAGAACACAGCTACGATATAAAAGATTTAAATAGGTAATTACATGGAGATAGCCAGGATGAATTATTATTTTACAGGTATATTAGTTATTTTATTTGTGTTGTTATGTTTTATAAAACCTGCGCATTCTAGAAATGAATACTTAAACAACGGAACCAACACTTGTAGCACTGGAGATGTGTCCGTATCAGTAGAACAAAGAGATTCAGAAAATAGATATAGACACTATGATCCTACTAACAATTATAACAGCCCTTACGATGATAAATCTATACGTTTAACTTATAGAAAATTTTTAGGTTCAGCATGCACTAAAGAATTTAAAGCAATACAACAAGAAAACATGGAGCTAAAACAGCAGTTAGAATTAATGAAAATGTGTGGAAGAGTTAATAGTAATCCAACATTAAAAAATAACTCTAGTTTTAATTTATTAGTATCTAAATGTGTTGGTGTTGCTCCAACAAAAAACAATACTAGACCCTTAGATGACAAGAGTCTTTGGGATAATATGAAAGATGGGTACAAAAAAGATAACCCTGACCTCACTTTAATGGGAGATAAGATCATAGGGCCTAGTAAAAGCAAATTGAAAATTCCACCAAAAGACTATACAATGCCAGTACCAAAAAATGATTGATAAATATATTATAAAATTTTGTATTTTTTTAGATACCTATACTGCGTGGATAGATAATTTATTTTTTCCACCTAAAAAGAAAAAGAAAAAATGAAGATATCTGAGAATACATCAGTAAGCATGCCGGTTAAAAATATGCTCATGATAATCGCAGGCGTTGTAGCCGGCGTATTCGCATATACAGAGCTGACTTCGAGGTTAGTATCTCTGGAAACATCACGTGAGTTGTTTGAAAATGATTTACTTAAAAAATCAGAACAAGTACCCGTGGACCAGGAGCAACATTTTTTATTGGAAGATTTGTACAAGTCCGTTGAGAAAATGGAACAGACTCAAGAGATGAACATGACTAACAAAGTTAATATAGAATTTTTAAGAAATCAATTAGAAAAAGCACTAGAAGATATTGAAGTGTTAAAAGATAAGGTAAGACAAAATGGCAACGGGACGTATTAACAGAAAAGTATTGGACCACATCGCACAGATAAATAAAGAAAGTAAAGCTGCGAGTTTAGCAAAAAATTTAAAAAAAGAAGTAGAAACCGGCAAGAATGGTACACAAAAATATGTTATCAAGAAAGGTGAAAACAAAGGTAAAACAGTATGACAGAATTAATAGTAGCTTTGCTTATGATTGTACACGGAGAGATTAAAGAGGCACGTATACAACCGACAATGTCAGAATGTTTAAAAGGTAAGAGGGTCGCGAAGCGTGAATCTAAGTCGCACATAAAATATCAATGCATAAAGTCTAAAGCAGAACTTGAAACAAATATTGATGGATCTTTGTCAATAAAAAAGTTAATACTTGAGTAATGAAAAAAACTAAAAACGTAGATTTTAAAACAGAAATAGTAACCGGTGAGTGCGAAGGTTGTAAGTTAACTACTTTATTAGTTAGTATTGATAATACATTTTTTAGATGCATTAGTTGTGGAGAAGATCTTGAACAAAAAGTTAACGGTGTAATTAAATATATCAAAGTTAATAAACACACAGATCTATCTAGACATGGCGAAGAAGTTTAAATCATTCGAAACACGAGATAAGCCTAAAAAACGTGGGCCTCGACAACATAAAAAATCATTAAACAAAAATGAAAAACGTCAAAAAAAATTGACGAGGTACAAAGGTCAAGGTTAAATGAAATTTTTATTAACGGTTTTTATTTGCTCTGCAATGAGTGGAGAATGTTACACCAACAAAGATTATCCAAAAGTATTTCCAGATCATCACGACTGTATAAGAGCAGGTTTAACTGAGTCTTATGAAATCATATATGCAGAAGGTAATTTTACAAAAGAAGAAATAAACAACAACCAGTTGTATCCTAAATTTACCTGTATTCCTCAAAAAGAAGAAGAAAAAATAACTACTTAAGAATGATTCTAAATTGTTTGCCGGAGCTGTGATAGCTCACGGCAAACAAAAGGTGTGAGAAGAGATCCCAATTCTATACTAAAATAATATTCTTGACAAGCCTTGTTTTATTATTATACATTCCCATATATGAGAAGATATAACAATCAAAGAAAGGAAGTAAACAATGGCAGATCCTGCTAAATTTAAGTCTGTATCGGTATCGGTAGCGACTTATAAAGTATTAAGATTTTTAGGTGATGGTAAGATTACTGATGCAGATTTAACTGTAAGTAAAACTATTGAAAGTCTAGCTAAGAAAGAAGGAAAGAAACATGGATACAAGAACGGAAAAGAGTAAAACTATTTGCCCACAATGTAAGGGCAATGGGTATGTTAGAGCTATTCTTGAAGAAGGTAGAGAAGAGTTTATAGCAGATTGTAAAAAATGTGATAACCAAGGAGAGATAAATGACATTAACAATGGGTAAAGTAGATAAAATAAGACATGAGTTAACTATGGCAACAACTTTAATTGATAAAGCTATGTCAGAAAAAATGTTTGAAAAGTATGAAGATGAATATGCTAAACTAAGAAAAACTGATTTTAAAGATGAAACAGGTAAAAGATTTGTAATGTTACCAGTTCCTTTATTGTTTTTAGTAGGTTTAATAACAGTAGTAAAAACAAAATATGCAGACAAACCTGGAGAAACTAGGGAAATATTTAATGATTTTTTAAATAAATTACCTAACGAAGTTGATCATTTAACTGCTCTTATGTTTCCTGTAACTTTAGACTCAAATCATGAATATGATAAATTAGTTAAAGATATGAACACAGCTATGTCTAATGATGAAAAACAAAAAGCTAGAGATAAAAGTGTTCTTCATGGTGGTCAAACTGTTGAAGAATTTTTAGAAACTAAAACTAAAAATAAAAAACATTAATGAAACATAACAACAAATATGTTTATCCAAAAACTGTCCGTGTCTCAATAGACGGTAAACGTCATTATGACATAGACAGTAAGGAGAAGTTGCCGAGCGTCACTACCATACTCTCAAAAACTTCTCCTAAAGAGAAGGAAGAAGGATAAAAACGGTGGCGTCAATCTGTAGGCGAGGACAATGCAACGCGGATCGTGGATGAAGCAGCAGCTAGAGGTACAGCTATGCACAAAATTTTAGAAAGATACATTGGTGAAGAAGGTTATTTAGATTTAACAGCTGTTGGACAAAATGCTCACAACATGGCTGTAAGAATAATTGAACAAGGTTTATCTAACATTACAGAATACTATGGCCTTGAGGCAACACTTTACTACCCAGGTCTATACGCAGGCGCAACTGACATGATTGCTTTACATAAAAATGAAATGGCTATTATAGATTTTAAACAAACTAACAAACCTAAAAAAAGAGAATGGATAGAAGATTATTGTTTACAACTTGCAGCTTATGGTATGGCCCACGACTATGTGCACAAAACACAAATTAACAAAGCTGTAATTATGATGTGTAGTAAAGACAATTACTATCAAGAATTTATTATTGAGGGAGAAGAGTATAAAAAATATAAACACAAATGGTTAGCAAGAGTTAATCAATATTATGAAAAAACTAAAAAATAAAATTTATGGATTTTTATGCATAACTTTATACTTTGCTTGCATATTTTTAATGTTGGTTTATTTTGTAATTTATTTTGTAATAGAAAATATAATAGAAAGAATTAAATGTTTGATAAAATAATATACGAATTTTTATATTGGATTAATGGTGTATCTACTAAAATTACATCATGGTCTTGGTGTAAATTATATAGTAATAGAAAAGAAGGTTACGGATATAAAAAGAAAAAATGAAGATATACATAGGTTATGATAGCAGACAAAAGATAGCATCTAAAGTGTGTGAGTATTCACTACGACATCACAGTAAAGATTTAGATATTAGTTTTCTTAAACTAACACAACTAAAAAAGAAAAAATTATATTGGAGACCTTATAAAAATCAATCAACCGAGTTTACTTATTCTAGATTCTTAATTCCTTACCTACAAAACTACAAAGGTTGGGCCTTGTATTGTGATGACGATTTTTTATTTGTACAAGATGTAAAACAGTTAATGAAATTACAAAACAATAGTAAAGCGGTCATGTGTGTAAAACACCAATACAAACCTAAAAGTAAAATTAAAATGGGTAATAAAAAACAAATTAACTATGATAAAAAAAATTGGAGCTCTTTGATGTTAATTAATTGTGAACATCCAGACGTAAAAGATGTTGATTTATCAATGGTTAACGAAGAAAGTGGAGAATATCTACATCAATTTGATTGGTTAAATGACAAAGACATAGGATCTATTCCACACAGTTGGAATTGGTTGGTCAACTGGTATCATACCGATAAGGGTGATGGCCATCCCGATGCACTACACTACACTGAAGGTGGACCGTGGATCGTTGACAGCGAATATAAACAAACATGGTTAAACTATAAAAAACAAATGGAGAACGATAAATGAGCATGCGTGTAAGAGAATTACAACAATATTTAGGTAAGTTTACCGATAATGAAAAAGGTACAATTATATCAGATTGTCCTGTCTATATTGAAACACAAGACGGACACTTGGAAGAAATTAGAAGAATAGAATTACAAGAAAATAAAATTATAGGAGCGCCGGAACCAGCGAGACTAGTATTTAAATCTGAGTCTATTAAAAGGTGGAAATCACCTACCTATAAACAGAGTTAAGGAATCCCAAGGGATTGGGGTGGAAGCGAGAGTGGAAGCCCCACAACAAAGAAAGGAAAACATGGCTGAACTAAGAGACGAACACTTTGAGGTTATAAGTAAAAACAAAGCTGTTAAATACGAGAAAGATAAAAAACAACTACAACATCAAGTAATGGATTTAGAGATGGCATTACATAAGATTAAGGAGGTAATAAAACAATATGAAAACAGTAACAATAACAAGTAAAGATATAACGCCTAAACAATGGTCTAATTTAATGTTAGAATTAAATTTGATAAAGAAGGCTTGGAAACCATACGCGACCCTTGAAATGCGGGCTAAGGGCCTTAAAAACATAATAAATTGGGGCACCTCGACTAACTTTGCCAAACACCACAATGATTGATCAATTGTGTTCTAACTGTGGCGCGTGGATTGTGTTCCGAGTATAAGAGAAATTCTGAGGTACTTTTTTTTTTCAGTGATCAGTTTTTATTGGTGGCACAGGTGGCACAAGGTCTAAATTAAGCTATTAGTGTTGTTATTATTGACTAATAGCTGTGCCAGAGCAACTTTTTACAGTGGCACACCATGGCACAAATGTTCATTTAACACCATTTCTATGTACTCTGCGCGCGGGGATTTTTTTGTTTTTTAAAAAAATAAAATTGCCTAAATATTTCCCTTATAGTAAAACTGCTTATGCCTAAAAAAAGAACTAAAAACAAAAAGACTATTCCTCTGAATACTAAGTCTTTAGGAAACGATATATCTGCATATCCATTTGTTGAAATACATTGGCTTGATATACAAGGCGATGCAGGTTGGTCGGATACTAAAGATTTAAAAAAAGAAGAATTACCTGTTTGTGTATCTAAAGGTTATTTGTTAAGCCAAAGCAAAGGTATTACTAGAATATTTACTGATTATATTTTAAATAAAGATAAACCCACGTTTGACACTATAGGCAATACATGTATAATTCCTACTGCAGTAATTAAATCTATTAAAAAACTACATTAAGGAAAAATATGCCAAAAGCAAAACCTAAAAACAAGTTATCAGGAAATAAATCTCAACAAAATTTAACCGTTAAAAACTTTTATAAAAAATCAAAACCAAAAGCTCCAGGTTTAAAAGGAAGAACAAAAAGAAAATTTTAATTCCTACCATGAAAGTGCTGAGAGCAAACAAACCTGAAGAAGGTAAGACACCCATAGTTATTGCTTTGTCTGATCTATCTAATTTAAAACTAAGAGATCATTATAATCCTGAAACTATGAATGGTAGAACAAAAAGATATAATACTTATCTGAAAGCTTCTTTTGACAAAGAAGGTATGAACAGCCCAATACAAATAACACGTGTTGACAATGGTAGATGTAAACCTTACACTAAAGTACCTAAAGGCGGAAACAGATGTCACTGGGCCAAACAAAATGGTTACACACACATTGAAGCTTATTGGCTATGAAAAAAAATCCCACACTAACTAAAAATATGCCTTATGTTAAACATAATCAAATACCTCCAGTTAAAGGACCAGATTCTCAAGGGATTAAAACAGCTATACAGCAGCCAAAAAGATTTAAAACTATCCTTACTGTTTCAAAGCCAAAGACTTAATTTATTGTTTCTTTATTTTTTGGGTTTTCAAGTAGTTCTGATGGTTCTTCTTCTACTATTTCTGCTTCTTCATTAAGAAGTATTTTGTGATCATCTAATATTCTCTTCATCTTATCTTGTAGTTCATCCTCACTCATGTTGTCTAAGTTACCTGTCATAACTAATTTTTGATCTACATATAATCCACCTGCTTTACCACGTGCAACTTCAGCATTGATTGCAGCTGACCACGCTCCTTTTGCTGTAGCTTCATCTCTTAATTTAGCTAGCTCACCTAAATGTCTTTCAAATGTAATACCATGTTTTTCTTGTACCTCAGCTCTTAACTCACCTATATACTGAACTACTAACGGAGATATTTTTGGGTTCCTAAGCTCTGATGCAGCTTGTCTAGGTCTAGTTTTATAACCTGCTTGTAAAGCACACTCTGCTGGTGACAGACGTCCCTCATTGTAAATAAGCAACTCTGCAAACTTCATTTGTCTTTCAGTTAATTGTCTTGGAACTCCCATAACTTGACTTATAACGTAACATAACGTACAAGTCAACCACATGAGAATGATTCTAAAGAAGAGGTTGGTACGATGAATCCAGAGACTAAATTGTGGAAACTTTTAAAGAAAAACACACCTGAAATTAAGTGGTCAAGGATAGAATCTTGGGCTGTTCCAGGCATACCTGATTTACTTGGTTATCATGATTCATGCGGATTTTTTACAGTTGAGCTTAAAGTTACAACAACAAAGAAAGTTAGGTTTAGTCCTCATCAAATACTGTTTCATTCAACACATACAAAACGGAATTTCATATTGGTTCAACAAACAGAGAAGGCCTCTTCTCGTTCCATAAAACTTTATGGGTCAACCTCGATCCTCGGTCTACTCACCGATGTTCGTGAAACGCCATGCTTGGCGCTTGACGACTGGTCCCACATACAGCGCTTGATGCTTAACGCTCCGCTGGCTTGATGCTTGATGCTTGATGCTTTGCTCGACGCTTTGGCTTGAGGCTTGTCGCTTTGGCTTGAGGCTTGTCGCTTAAATCTTCTGGCGCACGCCCGCCGCGGTCCGTCGACTGCTTTGGGCTAATGGCCTCCTTCTCCTGAGAAGCTTGTAATTCTTTTTGAGCGAGCTTGGCCCGCTTCCTATACTCTTCATAAAATTTTGGATGTTTAAATACGTGCATTAGTGTTTACCATATGAAACTACTTTTACAGCAGGATCCCAGCATTGTCTACAGTCGCCGCACTTGCCGCCCTGGCTTGGTGCTGGGCAGCTGGCGTCCTTCAATACTACCATCGAAGAGTTGGGCCAGGTTGTATTCTCCTGTCCAATCATTGGAGGTGAGAATCTAATAACAAGATTGTCAGGCTTGCTGGTCAGGTGGTCCTTGATCCACGCTTCCCGCGTTGGCATCCAGTGCTTAGTATCCGGCGTTGCTTTACACACTTCAAAAATTTTATTAAGATGGTCCAGGTTTTGTACATCTCCTGCATCATGCCAGCGGAAATACTTCTGTCTTTTAATTTGTACAACAAACGCCTCAACCCATAATTTATTTGTGAGAGTCTTAAGTCTTACATATTGCGCTGCTTTAATTGCTTTGTATCTTGTGTAATTTCCTTTTAATGCGTAACACATAGAACAGACGCTGTTTTTAATTTTTCTTAGTTTGCTGCCTGTCTTGCATTCCCACGCTGGAAGGCTGTAGCTCAGGCCAGGCATCTTAGAGGTTCGTGTTAAGCTGCCAGTATATTGTTGTGCTTCTTTTACTTTCATATTATCCTTTCTGTTTATTCTTATATAGTCCCATATCATTTAAATGTCAAGGCTTGAGGCTTGACGCTTGACGCTTTTTGCTTCTTGCTTATCTTTTTAAAAAATTGTTTACAGCTTTTTAGGTAAGCTTGCGGCAGCTGGTTATGCGGCCGCAAGAAATAATGTGTTAGATCCCGGTGTTTAATTCTCTTCACCGGACTTCTTCCAGGCTTCGAACGCTTCCTTCTCCAGCTGCTCGGCCTTATCTTCACGGTCCATCGCTTCAAACACCGCGGACTGGATGCCCTTGATCTCGCTCCAGGTGCTCACCAGCATAAGCCTTCGCATGATGTGCAATTTAAGATGGTCGTTGTAGTACATGTCTAGATCTTTTTTTCGATCTGTACGCATATTGATATCCTTTCTGTAAATTAATATATCCCATTATATCCCATACAGCAGCTGGATGCAAGTAATTTATTTTACTTTTATACAAATAAACTTCTTGACAGCTATGGGATTATCTGTTATACTTGGACGGTGGCTGGGGATGGTGGTATACATAATAAACTATACAACTACAGGTTGTACGCATTTTTGCTCGACGCTTGACGCTTGACGCTTTTTTCATATTACCCGTTGCGCCTCCTGATCAGGGAACTCGGCGCACCATGGTGTTACACACATCGCTAGGTTGCCCATCATCGCTAACGTACAGGGAAATGCCAAAGGCAAGATTTGGACGCTGGTGTACTCTTACTGATACTATTATTAGCAGGACCATCCCACCCTTTCGTTTGTTACATAGACGCTTATTAACGCGTCAGCGTAATGGTCCAGCAAATAATGATCAGTCACTATGCTACG